CCGGATGCCGTGATTTAGCAAAGGGTGTGTTTACGGTTTTACAAAAGCATCAAGACAAAAAGCGTACCATTCGTATTCGTGGTGATTTTGTAGCGATTGATCCTGAAGCTATGAAGAATAACTTTGATTTATCTATTGAGGTTGGTCTGGGTAATGGACGTGAAGATGAGAAAATGGCTATGTTGCTTCAGATTTCCGGCAAGCAAGAACAGTTATTACAACAGTTAGGTCCGAATAATCCTGTTGTTAAGCCAAGCCAGTATGTGAATACTTTGAAGAAAATCGCAGAAATGGCGGGATTTAAGGACACAGATCAATTCTTTAATTCTGGTGAGCAAGTCGATCAGGCGGTGGCTCAGTTGGGTCAACAGGAAGGTCCAAGTCCAGAACAGGCAAGGCTTGAAGCTGAGTTAGAGTTGAAGCGTGAGAAAATGCAAGCTGAGTTACAGCTAGAGCGTGAGAAAATGCAAGCTGAGATTGAGTTGCGTAGGCAAGAGCTACAAGCTGAACTTCAGTTACGTCAACAGAAACTAGCCTTTGGTGGTCAGGTTTCAGATAACTTGCCAAGAGCATGACAGATTTTATTAGTGAGCAAGACAGGGGCGCGAAAGCGGCTGACGTTTTGCGGAACCCATTGATTGTAGAAGCATTTGAAGAATTACGAAAAACGTATGTTTTGGGTTGGTCAGGAAGTGATCCTCAAGACACCGCTTATCGTGAGCAATGTTTCCACTTGCTGAAAGCTCTTGAGGCTTTCGAGGGACATTTTGAAAGTGTTGTAACAACTGGAAAAATGGCCTCTCAACAAATGGAAGAATTGCGAAAATAATTTAACAATTTGGAGATTTTTATATGTCTGGTACTCAATCCGAATCCAGTCTTTCGCAGCATGATGCTGTAAGTTTACTTTTGGACACCCAAGCCCCTGAAGAGGCAAGCGAGGAAGTTCAAGAGCCTAGTGCCGAAACTGAAGTAGAGGCAACCGAAGAGGAAACCGTAGAAGCTGATGCCGCTGAAGAAAGCCAAGCTGAAGCAGAAGAGGTAGAAACTGAGGAAAGTGATGAGCAATACGAGGAACTCGTAGACACTTATCGCGTGAAGGTTGATGGTGATGAATATGATGTAACTCAAGATGAGTTGATCAAAAACTATCAGCTTGAGCAAACTGCTCAAAAAAGGCTTATGAANGCGTCTGANGAGCGTAAAGCTTTNGANNCTGAAAAAGCNCAAACTGAGCAAGTTCGTACACANTANGAACAGGCTTTAGGTCTTATGCAGCAACAATTACAAACGGCTAATCAACCAAAAGATCAGGCGTATTGGGATAGTCTGTATGAGAGTGATCCACTTGAATACGTTAGGCAGCGCGATACTGAGCGCGACAATCAAGCCAAAATGCAAGCCGTTCAGTCAGAACAGTTGCGTTTACAGCAAGAGAACCTTCAACGCGAGCAAGCTAAATTACTTGAGATAATACCGGAGTGGAAAAATTCTGAGGTGGAAGCCAAAGAAAAAGCTGCTTTGGTGAGCTACGCTAAAGAGCGTGGTTGGTCAGATCAAGAGCTAGCAAGCACAATTGATAGTCGCTACATCGAGTTAATGCGTAAAGCGTACCTTTATGACAATTTGCAGTCGGGTAAACCCATTGCAAAGAAGAGAGTAAATGCCGCGCCTAAGATGGTTAAAAGTGGTCAACCAAAATCTAAAGCTGACTCTGCAAGTGATCGGAAGCGTAAGGCTTTTGAAAACCTGAAGAAAACGAACAGTCGAGATTCGGCAGTTCAATATCTTTTAACTCGTTAATCTAAAGGAGGCCAATAATGGCTACATATACTAGCTCAACAGCTATCGGGGAACGTGAGGATTTGAGTGATGTCATATACAGAATCGATCCAGACGAAACTCCACTAGTTTCAAACTCACAGAAAGAAACCACAAAGGGTATCTTTCACGAATGGCAAGTTCAAGAACTTGCAGCGGCGGCAGCGAACAATCACGCCAATGAAGGCGCTGATTATTCATACGTCAATCCCGCTGTAACGACACGACTTGGCAACCACCACCAAATTGCGGTCCAAGCGGCGAGTGTCTCAAATACTCTAGATGTTGTAGACAAAGCAGGGCGTGATAAGGAAACTGCATACGTTAAGGTGCTCAAAGGAATTGAGCAACGGCGCGATATAGAGAAATCCTTATTCGCCAATGAAGCTCGTTCAGGCTCAGATCCGCGTAAATGCGCGAAGCTTATCAACTGGATTACAAACGGTGATAAGCCTAGTGATATGGCATTTGCTACTGGTGATGGGAGTGATGTCGCCGATTTGACGGGAACTGCCAGAGCCTTAACTTTGGGTCAAATAGATGCTGCGATGTTGGCTGCATACACTGACGGTGGAAGCCCGAACATGTTGCTTATGTCACCAACGAATAAACAGAACTTTTCTGATTTATCGTCTGGTTCTGTTGCTTCAGCGCAGTTAAACTATACTGCACCACGCGATATTGCTATCGTCGGCTCAGTATCACTTTATTTGAGTGATTTTGGTGAGTTGGCTGTAACGATTGACCGTCAGGCTAACAATTCAGAGGTATATCTGATTGATACTGATTACGTTTGCATAGGCTCTCTCCCAGGTCGTATGTTTAGCGTAAGTGACGTTGCTGCTACAGGTGACGCCACAAAATTCGCTTTAGTTAGCGAATATACTTTGATCGTCAAAGCACCCAAGGCGCATGCGGCGGTTATAGGTTTAAGTGGAAGTTAATTTTTTCTCCATTCACAACTTGGGGGCGGCTAGTTCGCCCCTTTTTTTTATTTGAGGTTTTAATGAAAAAGCTACTAAATGCAGATCCGATAACTGGCAAGCGCACAGTCTTTGAAAGTGGCGCTGATGGTCACAGAGTTACAACAACTGTGAACGTTGATCCGGTGAAGGATTTAGCGAAAGAGAGTGCAAATGATTATCGCTACGGTGATATGATTGGGAATACTCAAAAGCATAATCACAAAGTCGGTGAAATCCCTGCCATACTTTATCATCATTTGGTGGACAGGTTTGGGCAACCAAAGGATAACCCGAAAGCTTGGATGCAGTGGCTTGAAGAAAACAAAGGTTTCAAGGCAACAGGCGGTAGGCTTATCTAATGGCGATTACAACGTATACAGAGCTTAAAACAGCTATTGCTAATTTTTTGGCTCGTTCCGATTTAACTGATCGTATTCCTGAATTTATTTCTCTTGCTGAGTCAAGAATGAGTAGGGAGCTAGAAACGCGGTCACAGGAAAAACGTGCGACAGCCGTAACAACTTCCGGTGATGAGTTTATATCACTACCAACTGATTTACGGCGTATTAGGCTCGTTAAGAACAACACAAGCACAGTTGAAGTTTTAGACTATGCGACACCAAAGGATTATTACGAAAAGTATGCTTCCTCNGGCGGTGGTAGACCCAAACTTTATACTATTATTGGTGCTGAGATTGCCATGCGTCCTATTCCAGATAGTGCGTATACAATAGAGATTATTTACGGTGAGGACGTATTATCATTATCGGATGCTAACCTTACCAACACAGTTTTAACACGTCATTCAGACGTATATTTATATGGTTCATTATCCGCTGCACATATTTTCTTAATGGATGAGGCTAGGGCCGCGCAGTACGACACACTTTTCTCAAGAGCAATAGAAGAGATTAACAAGGATAATGATAAAGCGTTCTTTGCGGGTTCGCTTTCAATGAAATCTGATTATTTAGGAGCGTAAAAATGAGTGCAATGTCAGACTACCTTGAGCTAAAGGTATTAGATCACGTTTTAGGAACAACGGCTTATACAAAACCTTCAGCGGTGTATTTGGGTTTATCAACTGGATCATTTGGTGATGATAACTCAGGCACAGAGTTGACAGGAAATAACTACACGAGAAAAGTAATTAGTTTTGCAAGTGCAGCAAGCGGTACAACAAGTAATGACTCTACTATTGAGTTTAGTGCGGCTACTGGTGCTTGGGGAACGGTTAGCCATTGGGCTTTGTTTGACGCGGCAAGTTCCGGAAATATGCTGATTCATGGTACTTTTAGTGCATCAAAAGTTATAGCGACAGGAGATATTGTTAGGGTTGCAACTGGTGATCTAGACATAACGGCGGCTTAACATGGCTCAAATAATTGGCCCCACTCTAGATCAGCTAGACACTTGGGGTACGCTAGACAGTTTAGACGCTTATGGCACGTTAGAATATCTTGATAATATCAATTTATTCGAGGTTGCGGCGGCTGAAAGTATTGCTGTTACTGGCACAGCTAGTGCTAACTTTAAGGCAGCGGTATCTGCGACTGCATTAATTACGATAAATGCGGCAACAACTGTTGTTTATGGCGTAACCGTTGCGTCTGGGACTAACTCTTATGGTTCAGGTAATAAATACTATATAGCGGGTTTGTCTGGAGCGAGTCCTACATTAGAGCTTGTAGTCGGTAACACGTATAGGTTTGATCAGTCTGATAGTAGTAACTCAGGCCACCCGCTACGGTTTTCTACAACTGCAAATGGCTCTCATGCTAGTGGTTCAGAGTATTCCACAGGAGTTACCACAACAGGCACACCAGGAACGGCTAATGCTTACACTGAGATAACTGTTTCTGCGAGTACACCAAGCACGTTATATTATTATTGCACAAACCACTCAGGGATGGGTGGCACAGCTAATATTACGTCTTTTGAATTTGGATTAATTAAGTCTTTTGCAGCTTCAGCAACAATAGCAATTACTGGTACGGCGGTTGCGTCTACACGAGTTGTAGAGATAGCGGCAACTACTAATATTG